ATGCACTAGAATCACCTTCACCTTCCCCGAATAGTTGCAGGTCGAACGCGCCGACACTGTTACGTTGGGGCGCGGTTAATTCGTTTAACATGTTATTCCTCCTTAATTTTGAGCATAAAAATAACGCCTTTCGGCGCTTACTTAACCTTCTTTAAATTTTTATTCTTTTTCTTAGCTGCCTTGCTGGAATTTCTCGTGGCATTGGATAATATAGCCCCAGCCGCCTTTTTACTAACTCCCTCTTGTTTTGCTATCTTTGCTTGGGTTGCCTGGAATCCTGGGTGTTTCACTACAAAACCTCCTACTTATGGTAATTTGAAATATTCCACTATTATCGGATTATCTCGTATAATTTGGATTAGCGCTTTACCGATTTCATCAACAATAGTTTCTTCATCTGTCTCCTTTAGGTTTAATCCACGCTCATAAAATATTGCATGTGCAATCTCATGTGCAAGCGTTACCTTTGCTTGGCTTTCTCCCAACATATCAAGTATTTTAATTTGGGTTGTATTGTAGTCTACAGAGCCTTTGCATGAACGATTATCTATAATGATTGGCCCTTCGACTTTAGCAATAGCATAGGTAACACAGTCAACCTTAACCTTATCAGGCATCATTTCTTTTTACCGCCTTTACCTTTGCATTTAGCCATTCTTTTTTCCCTCCCTCATCATTAATTCACACATATCCGTATTAATCGAATAAATTTCCTTATAAATAGATAAAGCGACATCTTGTAAAGCTGCCACCTTGTAAGCGTGTGCCGATATCGCCGAATTAGGCTGTTGGAACATAAGACAGTTAAGCACGTACCTAACGAAATCTCTCCCTATTCGCGTATCCATTACTGCATTTATCATAGCCTCATGCCTTGCTTCGGCTAATTCAGCAGCCTTATCCTTCTGTCTCTCGTTCTCAAATCGTTCTCTTAATACCATCACTGCACCCCTAACATACGGGTAAGCGCATTATCCGTATTCATTGGTATAGAACCAGCTTTTTGTGCTATATCAGCCGCCGCCCCTGCTCCCTGCATCATCTGCTGCATTTGTTGCTGTTGTTGCTGTTGTTGTTGCATTTGCTGCACTTCTTTATCTGAGCGGATGAGCTTACCCGGTGCTCCGTACAGCTTAGCTCCTTCGTCCAATGCCTCCATGAGGTTTAACTTCATAAGGACATTCGGGTCCATCTGTGCACACATACCGCCTAATTGCAGTGTACTGGTTATACGGCTTACATCTACATACTTCTGAGCTTGTGCCAGTATCGACACATATTCAGTCTTCATGTCCTGCCATTGCAGCCTTTGCCAATCTTCGTCCGATACGTAATCGCTAATTGGTGGATACGCTCTAGCTTCATTACCATACATAAACACAATATCCATCATGGGATTAAGGAATTCAGTGTGGAAGTTCTCAAGTGCTGGGCCTAACGCTTGCATTTTCTCACCGCTGATCTGATTGACCGCCGTTGCTGTCAAGTCTTTGTCCACGTTAGCCATGATTGGCATGAACAAGTCAATATAGAAGTCCTGCTGTATCTGCTGCTTCTTATCCTGTATAGCTTGCCACATGATCTGTAGTTGCGGGTTAATCTCGAATAGCCGCTTTATCGTAGCATCAGGCGTACCGGAGGCAACCGGATTATATCTACCCGGTATCGAACTAATCCTACCACCACCGTCAGCACCAATGGGAGGGCCTTGCATTGCCGGGTCTAACTCCTTCTCTATGGCGTCCATATAGTCGTAGACCATGGCATGGAGTTGGAGACAATTACCGATAGAGTTACGTCCTGGGTACATCTTACCGTAGGTTTCGTTATTGTTAGCAAACCACCTCGCCGCTGTGAATGGCTTAAGTTTATTTCCCCTGATCTCAAGTATCTGTTTGTCGCCGCATTTGTTGGATAGGTAGTACACCGATACCCAAGGCTTCTTAAACGGTGCCAGTTTCTGTGTGTCATTCTCGATCACGTGAATAACCTTGTACTCGCTGCCAGATGGATTATTATCTGTGATACTCTTCAGTACTTCGGTCGGTATATTATCCTCGCCAAATAGGTCTTTAAGCTTCGATGCTGTGTAGGTTAACTCTCGAAACAGTGTGTCAACCTCTCCCCTACCGTTGATACCCAGCCAATACTCTCCGACATTCAACGTAGTACAATGGATAATATTGTCATAATCCGGTTCTACAACCATGACAGCCGTTCCGACAGCTGCCAAGTGGGCGAAGTATGTGAAAGTACTCCGGTAAAAGTTGGACTGATGGAATATGCTACGGTCTTTAGCCGTAACAGCATCAAGCCAATTTCTAACACCGGGGATGTCATTGTATTCCTCGTTGGCTAGTTTACGTTGTGACCATGGCCTAGATGGGCTAGCTATAGATGCAAACAAACCTGCAGCGCATTTCTGCCATGCCGCTGTTGGTGCATTGTCATAGATAACATTGTCTGTACGATCTCCTCTATCCGGTAAGTCAACATTGAGATAACCTTTTAAGTCAGGCGCAATGTTATCTATGATATCAATCCATACGTCCTCATATGTGTTCCGTATCTTCTTTAACTCCGCTAACCTAGCATCGTAATATTTAATTGCCTTTTGCTTCTTATCCATACTATCAACTTCCCAAAGTAGTTTTCAGCGTATTAGCCTGTCCTGTTACTCCTTGACCGCCTGTGGCTACGGTGGACTGGAATCCCTGCCGTTTCTTCTGTTTCTCTATTTGTTCTGCTGCTGTATCCGCTGCCGAAGTAGTATCGGCTTTTGATACTGTAGTTGTTGCGGTGTTTATGGTTGGTGTCTTAAATAAACCGCACATGTTATCTCCTCCCTCTGCTAAATGGGTTATGGCTTCTCTCTATCTCAACAGATATACTATCGTACGGTCTGCCCATCTCTTCCTGCAAGGCGTACCGGATAGCGTCTATAATGTGGTTGTCCTTATCAATCGGTTCCGGTAATACATTCCCATCTTTATCTTCCCGCCATTTGTATATAGTGAATTCGTTTATCGCATCACGCAAGCGACTATCAATAACGATTCGTACCTTCTGAAGCCACTGAATACCGAAGTTAACGGAGTCTTTGAACTTTGTGCATGGAGTAGCGTTCACGCCCCTCTGACGTAGTTCTTGTATGTTGAGTGGTGCAGCGCAATCACAGACCACGATACCGTTATCTATAATGTTCTTGACTGCTGGTGCCAGTAAATCATTGGTGTACTCTCTAAAGTATTCGGCGTGCTGAACATACAAAGTATTCTCCCTGCGTTCGTAATGGCAATGTACCAAGGCTGACGGGTCAGCAGCAAAGCCGAAGTCTAGTCCATTCTGATATCTATCCCATTGTTTACCGCGTAAGTCCGCTGTTTCCCAGTTAGTAAATATAACCTTGCCCAGCACACCCCAGTTACCCTCACTGTAAACATCTTTATAATACTTGTCCTTTTCATCTTCCAGAGCCTTAACATCATCAGCGGTAAGAAACTTATTATCGCGGTATGTGGTCTTGAGAATAGATAAGGTTTCATCCTTGTACTCACGCTTTGAATCATCCCATCTGCCCTGGAAATACTCAGTAAAAATCCAGTGCGTTTTGTACACTGGATTGAATGATAGGATTATGCGCTTTTTAACCGTTGATCTACCACGTAGACGCTTTTCCAACTGCTTAACGTCTTCATAGTCTGCCTCTGTTGCTTCTTCGTACCACACGTCAGTTAACACGCCTTTAGCAGGGGTAATCGACTTAACCTTCTCAGGGTCATCCATACCACAGAATAGAATCTGATAGCCATTCTTACATGTGATAACCAAGTCTGATTTATTGCAATCGAAGTAGTCACTCAGCTTGAAAAAGCTTATTGACTTGGTTATCTCGTTATAGCTTGACCGCCTCAGTGTTGATGCTACCTTACGGACGATCAGGTAATTGTGGCCTCCTGCGACTATATCTAATATAGCCCTCTGTGCCAGGAAGTAGGATTTACCTGATGATGAGCCGCCGAAGAATATCTGCGTTCGAGTGTCAGCGTCGATATAAGGTCGATATACATCGTTGAATATCCTAGTGTCAATATTAAGCTTAAGTGTCGGCATCTTTGAGTGTCACCTCAATTGTAAGAGCATTATCATTATTGCCCTTATCACCCAAACTAGCCTTGCCAACAGCCTGGAAGTTCTTTAGTGCGGCAGAAAGCTTATTAATATCCTCAACTAAGAAGCATTGACCAATACCCTTTTGTATCTTCTCTATTCCGGTTTTGGCGGCGTTGAAGCAA